CAGTAGGTATTGTGTAGCATCTCCTTTCATAATCCAAGTTGTTTGTTAACGTATTCTACTAATGGGTCTATTATATATTGTTGTTTCGTAGGTATCTTATCCCAAAATAAACCTTGCCAACCATTCTCAATAGAATTATCAATTACAAACTTACAATCTTCAAATGTATGTTCTAACATCTTTTTGTAAATTACTTCAATCGTAGCTTGTTTAATTGGCTTTCTAATTTGCTTACGATATTCAACCCAAGTGTCTAATAATATTTCTTTATCATTCTTATCATTCTTGTTTGTTGTTAGTTGATTGTTAGCTGATTGTTGTTTGTTTGTTAGTTGCTCGTTAGTTGTTTCAGTTTCTTTTTGGTAACATTCATATTTACAGATAGTTACAACACTATATTTGTTTGTTGTTTGTATGTTAATTTCATTTGATTTTTCAAACTTTTTTAAAAGCGTTCTAATCGTTTGTAAACTGATTCCTGTATCGGTTGAAATCTTACCGAAAGACGTAACAAATTGACCTTTTTTAATATCAATTCCTTGCCATTGTCCATCTTTATAGTTGGCTTTTAAAACTAAATACATAAACAGATGAACTGCTTCGCTTTTATTAAACCACTCCCAGTCTAAAAACTTGCGATGTATTTTAATCCATCCACTCATTTTAAAACAATTGTAGGAATTGATTCTCCAATCGTATATTCTTTATCAATTAACTCTAACCCATTAGAATAAATAACTGAATACCAATAAATATCGTTTGCTTTGGAATGATGTTTTGTAATTTCAATTAAATAATAAACACTTTTCATTTTATAAAATTTAAAATAAATAAAAAAACCCCTTAAATCCTTTGGGGCTTCACGTCCAAATTCATTAAGAGGTTCAATAACATCTTTAGGTTTTATAGTGTGAAGCCAAACCGTTTACAAATATACTAATTATTTTTTAATCAAACTCAAAATTCTTATAAAAATTTTCTTGAATATTCATTTTAATATGCCATCGTTTTATTTTACGATATTGGATCTTTTGATATGCGCTATAAATTTTCATAGCTTTTCGATTTCATTATTTACTTGTTTTTCAATTTCGTGTTTTACTTTGTTTAGGTAGTCATCAAACAAACTACCATCATTAACATAAAATAAACTTTCATGAAAAAATCTAACTTGTTCAACTGCAATCAATGCACATTCTTTTACTGAATGCATATTAACAAAATAACCTTCGCTTGTTTCATCAAAACGAACCGCATGACCGAATTTGTTTATTAATTCGTTTGCTTTTTCTTTTGGCGTCATAGCTTTTCAATTTCGTTAACAACTTCCTTCCAGTGCTTTATTCTTTCAACGTCTAAAGTTTCCATTACATGAGTGTGACAAAGATATATAGCGCAGTATTTAGCCTTTTGATAGTCTTTAACTCCTAACTTGAAACAAAAATGTTCAACTAAGCTTCTGGCTTCGTCTTTTGCTTTCATATATTTGATTTAATAGTTATCCGTGTTTTCGAAGCATCAACAACGTAATTACGTTTAGACTTGTATTCCTGCATGAATTGAAGATAACGCTTTGCACCGCTGCCGTCTTTTACCATGTCTTCAAAATATTCCTTACCGTCCATTATTTGAGCTTTTAAACACTCTATCATTGTTTCTAATACGTTAAAATTAGTATATTCAAAACTAACCGTCACTTTTTTTGCTTTCATAATTATTTTATAAATGTTATTACTATCGCTGATCCTATTAAATAACCGATTGCCATTGCCAGTGCCATATAAGCACGCTCAGACCATTTCTCACTCTCTACCATGTAACCCGTAAACGGTAAACTTAAAAACGGGCCAATAAAAGCAAAAAATAACATTCCCAAAACATCCGCATCTGATACAAACCTAATATAAAACGTTGAACAAATCTCGATTATAAGCGCAGAAAAACCTATTATTAAGTATTTCATATTTGCGTCCAAGTTTTATTGTCTTCATTCCATCGTAATGTTCGTGCTTTTGCATGACAAACACGCATATAATGCTGAATATCCATGTATCCAGTATTCTTTTTCTTTTGGTCCAACCAATAGTCGATAATTTCTATCAAAGTAGGATTTGCATTTTTAGGCGTTCTCATGGCTTTTAAATTAAAGTTAATAGTAAACCCCCAAGTGTTATAAGAAACAGCGGGAAACCGAATAAAAACACGTTTAAAATGTCTTTGTGTTCTTCATTTGCTGGCGTAATTTGATCCAACAAGTTTAAAAAGTAATTTTTCATAGCTTAATTGTTTAAATTGTTTAGTGAAACTTTAATAAATTTTTTGGATGTAAGTTGAATTTTTACATATCCTAAAAAGTCTAACGAATCCCAGTCGATAAACTTACATAACTTACCGTTGTAATAAATCGGAAGCTGTTGGTTTAATTGATTTTTCATAGCTTAATTGTTTAATTGTTTTGACAAATATACTAATTAATATAATATAAGGTTACATTTTTTTAATTTTTTTTTCTTGAAACTAAAAAACCCCACCAAAAGGCAGGGTTCTCGTTAACAATTAAACTAATCAATTATGAAAGTTCAGCAAATATAACTATATTTTCTTACTTATATACCTTCCCAAAACTTTTCCTACAAAATTTAAAAGCGGCTTTTGAGCATCGACTTTCACCTCGATTTTGTCATCCGTCTTTTTAACCTCTACGTCCAAGTTTTTTGTATCCAACTTCACTTCGTTAACTGTTTCATCCTTGTGGATTTCTAAAGATGCGTCATTCACTTGAATTTCAACATCAATCTTTTTTTTCTTTGCCATTTTATTGCTCGTTTGTTGTTATTACTCCTTTTGGTTCCAATTGCACCTTGCGAACGTTTGCAGGTTGTGCTACCTTCCATGCTGTTCTTCGTGCCTGATTCAATCTACTCTTTGCGATCCGTGAAACACTTACCGAATTGTTTTGGTTACCGCCTAACACATGATAATGTGTATTGTCTTCGCCTACATAAATACCTACATGACCACCTCCATTTCTTTTGAAGGTAAGAACATCCCCAAGCATAGGATCAAAAACACGGTTACCAAATTTATTCCAGTTTAAAGCCCACAAAGGGCGCTCTACTACGTCAAGCCCTGCCATCTTTGCGCAGTAAGCTATAAACAAACCGCACCAGGGTATCTCATCGTTAGTGTAAACGTTCGAAAGTCCTGTTTCTTTTGCCCAACCTAAGATAATTGGATTGTGTTCTTTGCCTACAAACTCTTTAACTCCAAGTTGCTTAACGGCTTGCACTAAAATACGTGGTGCAGTTTCTTTTTTTAGCCATTCGTAGCTCATGAAATTAGATTTTTAAGCTTTTCATTAACTTCGTCTTTTGGTATTATTACAAAGCTTGTTTCTTTGTCTAATTCCTTTTCAAATTGCTGCTCGGTTTTACCATAGCATTCATAAAGGCGTTGTTTTAATTCCTGCACTTCCGTATGTGTGTAAAATAACCATAACGCAAGAACTCCTGTCGCTCCTTGCTTTTTAATAATTTCAAAAAGTTTATTTAAATCAATCACAGTATTAAAATTTGAGTATTATATCCGTTTCCATTTTCATAGTTACAATGACCGTCACAACATCCGCTGCATCCGTGGCAGTCAATCATAGGTCTTAAATCCGTATCTCTATTCTCTTCCGAAATAAATTCAGGAAAAAGATTTTTATTTTTAATTAGGTATTTAATTAATCGTTGCTCAAAGAAAGCCGCTTTTTGTGCGTAGTGTTCCATACCAAAAGCAACTTCGTTGCGACTTACCGAGCTTGAAAAATCACCGTTTTGTAATTGAAGCCCTTTATTTTTAAGTTGGTAGGTTAAACCAAATACAGCATCTTCTGCGCTTCGCCATGCAACAATAGGTTGAATAAATTTGATTAGTGTTTCTTCTGGGCTACCAGGTGCTGCGGCTTGTGTATTATAGACTTCGAGCATATAATTAAAAAACACGGTCCCTAAAATTGGCATTACTCGTAATTGAGCCTGCGTTGCAACGTATGGTGTTACATCTGTAACGTCTACATTTGCCGTTATAGGTGTGTTCGTTTTTAGGTAGTTTTCAGTTATAAAGTAAAGCATTATTCAACAGGTGTTTCAGGTTTTGCAATTGGTAAAATATCCCCTCCCTCAACAGGTGGTAATGAAGCCAAAGAACGAATTTCGTTAGCAGTCATAGAACCGAGAACTTTTGTCGCTACTAAAGGACTTAATGAATTTAACGCCTCGCTTGTTTTTGATGCGCTTTCTTCAACTTCAACGATCGTTTCATTAATGATTTGAAAGTTATTAATAACTAACTCGCCTTTGACTTTTGCGATATGCAATAACTCGTTAAAAATATCCTGGACGATTTCACGCAAAGGTTTAACAACATTCTTTTCAAATATAACGTAAGCTTGTTTAATATCCGATCCACTGCCCAAAGCTCCCGTAGTTCGAACCCCCATTAATATAGGGTCGATAGTGTGAGCGAAACAAATTTGTTCGGTGTTTAACGCTGAAGCTTCTTGAAATAGCTTATCATTTGAATTCGTAGGTAAACTTTCAATTTTTGGCATTTGTTCGGGACTGTTTGCAAAGAATGCAACCGCTTTTCCTGCGTTTTCCGCGCCTTTCAGCTTGTCAATGGTTCGTCTTAACACATTTTTTTCCTCTTCGCTTTGAGGGCGTTTAGGGAACATCATAGCAAAAGATGGAAAAACAGCGTTTTGAATATTACTTTTTGCTAAATAACTAAGTTCACCACTTAAAAAAGCAAAGTTTAACGCACTTGAATATTGCGGTAGTGGGTAGTAATCTTGTCCAATACACGGCAACTCGTAAATATATAGCTGCTCGTATTCTTTATTTAACGGATGGTAGGGTGTAATTTCAAAAACATCTATTCTTGACGCCCAGTCATCGCATATAAAGTAGGTTTTACCATCCTGTGAGCGTCTTAATTTCTCGGGCGAAAGGTTTTCTATTTTCGTTAGTTTTCCTTTGTCTGAAAAGCACAATTTAAAATATACTCTATTATGAATTACCAGTTGTTTTGTAGTAATTGCAGCTACTTTTTTTAGTTTTATCTTCTTTTCGAATGCGTAAAGCTCTAATTTTTCTTCATTTGTAAGCTTATCCGTAATGATACTAAACCCACCACCGATTACGGCGTTAACTTTATAGTCTACAATTGCACCATGTAACGGTGAACTGTAATACATTTGATTAAGGATTTCAGGATAAAGATTATCTTGACCAAAAGGAACGTAACCTGCGACTTGATAGCGTCCATTTACATAAGGTAATGCGAGATTTGCGCCACCAATTTTAGCAAAAGGTGTAGAAAAACTATGATAGCCCTCCACAACCTCAATACTTTTATTTTCACTTTGTTTAAATATGTTATACCAAGCCATAAATTAGTCGTATATTGAATTTACAATTGCACCCGAAACAACCATCCGACCCTCTTCGATAATTACGCCCGTAGTGTCTGCAATTTCAGTTGGTGCGGTAAGTGACTCATAAACAAAATAAGAATACTGCCCTTTGATTAATTCAACGTCCACAGGCTCATCTAATATAAACTGATTGTATCTTTCAGGATATGCAGAAATATCCGCAGTTGAAAACAAAATTGGTGCGCTTTCGGGATTCATTTCGTTTTGAAACACGAACAAATAAAAAGGATTTGTTAAACTACTAACTTCGCTTAACGTCAAAACTATATTATTTACTTCGTCTTTGTTTATGTATATCACAACTATATTAAATTAGTTCGTCTTTTTGTTTAAAAAAAAAGCACCCCGAAGGATGCTAATTTTGCTTGGAGAAAAAAGCTATTAAGGAGCTACAGTTATAACTGACTCAACAGCGTTTTGTGTAACCTCATATGATAAAAACTCATTCTCAGCTGTTAAAGTTACGGAATACTTAGAACCATCGGCTCTTGCAGTACCCGAACCTTCAGCAGCTCCAGTTAATTGCATAT